TTTAATGATGCAAACTTTTTCTCAAACAAGCACACTGCAACGAATGATTGGAACTTTTCAAACCTGCAGGCAACAGCAATTTTTGGAAACTTTTATGGAACAGCAGGAAACTACTGGAACATACAAGTTGTTGATGTCAACTGCGTTTCTTTTTATTGTGAAACCGTTTAAGTCGTTGATGTCTGCTGTCACCATGTAAGCTGAAATCTGCGTGTTTATTGTTCCAGTGAAAGTGCATGAAACATTGTTGTCGCATGAGCCTGTTGAAAAGGAAACGTTTGAATCGCCGATTGGAGTGACATAAGGAAAGAAGCTTGGTTTTCCTGTGATGTTTGCCCATTGTGTTGTTATGTTGTCATTCACGTTTCCATCAGCTAATGGAAAAGTTAAAGCAGTTCTTGTCCAATACCTTGAATCATAGGAATCGTTGTTGTCCAGGCTGAGCAGGGAAAAGTTTCTTGTAGTAATGTCAGAGAAGGCACGGTTTGTTATTTGCGTTATGTTAGTTAAGGTAATGCTATCTGCAATGTTTCCGTCAACAAGGGGAAACGTTAGTTCTTGTTTGTTCCAGTAGTTTCCTGCTGTTCCATAAAAGTTTCCAAAAATTGCTGTTGCCTGCAGGTTTGAAAAGTTCCAGTCGTTTGTTGCAGTGTGCTTGTTTGAGAAAAAGTTTGCATCATTAAAGTGGAATGCATTATCATCAGCAGTTACTAGCACGAGGTTTCCGCCTGCCGAGTATTTGGAGCTTACCAAAGTGCTTGAAAAATCTTCAATAATTACAGGGGAACCCATACGAAATACTGCCCCATAAGCAAAAATGGAGAAGAAAATCAAAGCAACAACAATGAAAGCATGTTTAACCAATTCTGCACACCTCAACATAAGTTGTGTTGGCATCACAAAGTGGAGCCAACCCTTGATTCTGTTTTGGATTAATATTTGGTTCAGTTAAAAGTCCTGAAATCGTTTTCCATTCAAGGTAAGAACTTCCATCATAACAACGCTTTCCAACACCACTAGACAAATAACAAGTCTTTAAGGATGAACTAAGTGAACTGCATTGGAAAACAAGATTGTCAGCTTCACAATAATACAGTTCACCTGTTGGCTGGAATGCCCCAGATGAAATAGCAGCAACAACTATTGCAAATGCTACTCCTGAACCAATAACCATATCTTGAACCGTTTTGTCACCCATTCAACCACCAAACATGTAATCTAAAATGTCATCCAGTTCACTGTATCTTGCTTTTGGCTTCATTGGTTTCAATGCCAAGAAGGGCAAAACTTGCAACTGTTCCTCATTTTTTGGTTCTGAAGTGCTCTCAATTAAAGCCAAATCGTATGATTTGGCTAATTCAAAACTTTTTTCTGCAAGATTATTTTTTCCCGAAAAATAGCCTTCAAAGAATTTTTCTTCAACCAAATCATAGAACTCTTGTGGGAACACAACTTTTGAATCATTGAAGAACAAATTAACTGCTTTCTCATCTTTATCCCCTTCAATAGAAGCAAAATTCTTAATCAAAACATGGTTATCCAACCCCAATTCTATTGAATTTTTATCTAAATCATTCGCAAGTTTGTCCAAATTTGACTGCATAAAAGCAATGCTTTCAATGAAGAACCCTGATTCATTTGGAAGCAAAACCATTCTTGGTATTGGAAATGATTCAAGAACTTCAAAATTGTAAGAATATAGGACTTTTTTTTCGGACCACTTCATAATCCTCTCCTTTTCAGTCATTCTATGTTTCGATTCAAGTTCATTGAACTGTTCAATGTTTATTGGATTGCATCCAACAATTTTTACTATACCATAACAGTTGTTGCCTCCAACAAGATAATAGGATTTTCCCACTGAATTTTTATATTCAATTGGCAATACAATCATTTGCTTGTTTCCTTGCCAAATCATTTTGGTATGAGATTCATCAAGTTTTAATGCTTCATTCTTAAGTTCTGACAATGGTTCTGAAACAAATTCTGTATCAAAACTTGCTCCATCAAATGCAACATTCCATCTTGGACTCCATCGCCTGACAATGCTTGCAAGCCTTTCATGCTTTGGACAATCAGACCCTATTCCAATAAAATAAAGCCTTTTTGGATTAAGTTCTCTTAATTCTCTTGCAATACTGAAAATGTTCAGTTTTCCATCAATTTTGCCTGTTATAGTTCCACCATTCAAAAAAACTATTCTTGAACCTGAAATTGCATTTCTTAAGTCAGATGACCTCTTTGACAAAAAAAAATCTTGATTCATTGCTGGAGCATATAAAATGCTTCCAACCATTATCGCTGCAGAATCTTTCAATAAAGGATTAAGTAAGCTATATTCCAAAGGGATTAATTTTGCTTCAATGCTTTGTACAGTAAATTCTTGGTTTGGTTGCACCTCAACCAAATCAAGTCCATCAAGATTAATTCCACTTCCAGCAACAGCTTCAAGAGTGCTCTGCAAACCATAAACTGTTACATGCATTGAGTTCTTTGAGAATTCCTGCAAACCACGAAACGCACTTGCATGTGGTCGTGAAAGGATTATGTCTTTGATTTGGTTGCCTGGAAAAGGAATTTGTTCTCTTACTTCAGAGGTTGCATCAAGCAATATGCTGTTTCCTATAAGAATGCTTGAACAGAGCCTCCTGCTTTTTCCTCCCAAATCCAATATTGGGTTGTCTGTACCTGAACCAATAACCCTTGCAATCATTGTTGTTCCTCTCTTATTTCCCTTTCAGGCAAGTTCTCTATATCCCTTATAAGCCTTTCAAGGTTATTATCAGGAGTAATCAATCCTGATTGCCTGTAAGCAACAAGCCTCTTGGCTTTATCATCAAGTTCTTCAACTGCTATTTCTCCCCAAATTATTTTCACTGGAGAAATACCATTCTGTTGCGCTATCTTGTTGATTATGCGTTTCTCAATGATTCTTGTGGTTCTTCTTACAATGTCTTTCATTGTGAGTTTTGCAAGTGATTCTTGACGCAATAGAGTAGCACGATTCGTTGCACCACCTTTTCCTGTTGCAAAAGCTTCAGGAAGCCCTGAAGCAGTAATTATCTGGTTCTCATAATAGACCAAGTGTTCTTGAAGCTTTTGGGGGGCTTTAGCTTCATCAATCACAACATTTGCATAATGCGGATGCACTAGAACCCCTTTGTCATCCATATTCTTAAGTTGTTCAGCAAATCTTTGCAATTGTTCTTCTGTTGGATGAGGCAAAAATGTTGGGTCCCCCAATATTCCTCTCCTTGTTGGGAAACCAATCCTTTTGATTGCATTTGCATGAGCTTGCTCTGTGTTAAGTTTCCTTATGATTGCATCATATGATGGTTCAATCAAGCCAATAGGATAAAACTCATCACCAACAGTGTAAAGTTTGAAGTGAGCAACTTTGTCTGTTGGTAAAAAAACTTGGTTGTTTAAAATAGCAGCATCTTTTGGCAAAGAATACTTTTGTTCTGCAATATAGTCAAATGGAAGTTTTTGCACATAGCCAATGACATTGGAACTCTTATCAAGAAGAATTTTGTAATTGCTATCCTTGACATAATCCATTTTTTTAGGGTCAATCGGTTCAAGGTCAACTATGCTTTCATTATCACCTTTTCCTGGAACAAGTTCAAGCCATGCTTCCCCAAAAATCATTTCATGGCGAAATAGTGAGTTAAGCATTTCTTCCCATTCAACTTCTCCCCCTATTGAACCAACAGAGTTAAAAAAATCTCCAAAGAATGAAACACTCTTTGCTGCACCTGAAAGCCGATAGCCTGCCGACATGATTATTTCTGTTGTTTTGTTTATGATGTTAAATGCAGTTGGTTCTCTAAAGTAAGCTCCTTCAAGCTCTTCTTTTGGAACCCTCTGGATTGTAGGAGTAGTTTTTGTTGTTGCAGGAAACCCTGCTTCACTTGTTTTTTCCATTGGGGTTGCAGCCAAATAGTATTCTGTTGGTTGGGGTGAAGTCCCAGCAATAATGTTTCCGATTGTTTGCCTCAAGCCCATTAAATTCAGTTCCCCAGAGAAAGCTGCTAATTAAGTTAATTAATTTAGTGTTGTTCACATATTTAAATCTGTATGATGATTGAATCGAAAAAGCATTAAAACTAATGCAACACAAATAGTTTGTCATTAGATATTACCCAAAAATAGTTGAAGACCAAGAAAGGAGAATCATTCTCCTTTTTCTGGTTTTCTGTTTTTATAAGCCTACAATAAAGGTTTCGGAAACTTGTGTTGGATTAGTTACGTTTTTCACTGCAAGTGCAAGTGCCATTGAAGTGTCATCATGGTTTATTGTGCTTTGCCAACTCTCGCTTCCTGCTTTTGTTTTGTGTAAGTTGAATGCTGCAAGTTCCCTTAAAATTATGTCAGTGTAAACTGTTGCATCACCCTTGTTTGGAATAACTAATCTTCCTTGTTCAATTACTCTTCTGAGGTTCATCAATAACATGTTCCTGTTTGCTGGTCTAAAGTCCTGTGCTTCCACTACAAGGTTTTTTTGCCTTAGTTCTGGAACAAACTTTGCTCCAACATTGGATGAGTCAGCCACAATCATTGAGCCAGGAAAGTAATCGTTTAATGTTGACAGTGTTTCAACTTGCCCTGTTGAGCCCCTGAATCTCCTGACTTGCCTTAAGATTATTGGGTTCTCAACTTCAACTGTTTCTTTGCCATTCTTTTTCAAGTGTTTTCCTTGAAACGAGTCAACAACAATGAAAGCATTATAGTCACCTGAACTCTTGGTTGACATTGCAAAGTCTGCTCCAGTATAAATTGTGCCTTTTGAATCATAACTGTATTCCAAGCCATCATCAAGGCAGTTCAACAACATTTCTTGTGGAAATAGTTCAGAACCTGCTGCACGAGGATTACACATATATTCCCGCTCAAAGTTCACTGAATTCATGTTGTCCCTAATTCTTTGCAAGTCCTTCAATGAGAATCTTTCAGGCCAAAGAGATTTCAACCATTTCCCTGATTCTGTTGTTTGTACTGCCTGTTTTCTGACAACATGCCAATCACTTTTTTTTTCCAAATCAGAGTAGAGGTCGTTTGCGGATAGGGGGGTTCCAACAAGCAAGTGCTGGCAATTGTTTATCTGTCCTCTTGGATAAAATATTCCCCAAAAGGTTTCCTTAATTATGTCCATCGGAGTATCATTTTCCCTAAGCAAGTCATCATAAATGATAAAGTGTGGGTGAATTCCTCTTGCAGTTGAAGTGAATGGTTTCACATAGATTTCAGAACCATTGCTTAGTTTCATGGAACTCTTATTCCATGAATCAAATCTGTTCCTTGGAAGCATTCTTCCAAAGAAAGGATTATTCTCTAAGATATCCTGTATTTTTCCAAGAAACCTCATGCTTTGCTCTAAAGAACCTGAAACAATGCAGACTTCAATGTTCTTGTTGCTCCAAGCCCTCCACAAAGAGTAAGCAATGGTAAACAAGGATGTTTTACCATGCCCTGTGGGCACTACAATGCAACCATACTGGTGTTTTAATGGAATCTCAAGGAGTTCTTTGTGGAACTCTGACAACTGTAAGCCAACTATTTCTTCACAGAAGAAAGCAAAATCAGTGTAACATTTTCCTTCAAGTTCAGCTCTGTTCGATTCTTGAAGAACTTGCATCTGCATCAATTCCACGTTCCTTCAGGCTTTTCCAACGAAAGTAAGCATCAACAAGTTCAGGGCTAGGATTAGAAAATACAAGCCTATCGTTTTCAATCCTTGCATCCATTTTCTCGAACCATTGTTCCTGCATTCTTTTGAATGCTTCAACAAAGTCAGGAGAAGCCATTACGTTAACATTGTCAGCCCTAATGGACATCATTTGGTTTCCAAGCTTTCCCAAAACCCTTAAAGACAATGCAACTTGATTGGTTAAGTCCCTATTAGCAATCATGGCTTCTTCCATCCTGCCTTCAACTTCAAGCCTCTGAATCCAGTCCTTCAAGCGTTTTACTGAATCCTCAAACTCGATTTTGGTTCTCTCAAAAGACTCAAGCATTGATTCCCTCAAATACTCGTCCCGCAACTCCAAATCCATTTTTGTTAAAACAGCATTCTTGAAA